TGAGAACATTTTAACGTGTAAATATGTTCATGCTTTGTTCTGGTATTCCAAAATTGCATAATGCTTTAAAAAATAGATCTTCGAGATATGCAAAAAGTGCATAACAAAAAAATTAAATTATTTTATTTTAGCCACATTTCCGACTTGCAATCGTCACAAAATTTTGATTTACTTCAGACAGTTTTGAATTTTTTAATTTCGCATAACATAAAAATTCTAGGATAGATCCCTCAGTATGTGACAGAAATCTGGAAGTGGCTCTCGGAAGATGGTATCCGAAATAATGTTCAAAACATAAATTAACCAAATAACTGAAAGTAAAAAATGAAACTAAATAATAAAAAAACTCAGCTTTCACTAGCTGAAAAGACGTGGACACTTGTCAAAGATACTGCGACTGGTGAAAAGAAAACTAACGGGTCTATGGTTTTTATAGCTAAAAATTATTATGATCTTTTTAAAAATGGTGAGTTAACAGTTGATCAATACTTTGGTGAAAAAATCAATAATGCTGATGCCATGAATATGTTTTTTAATATTGATGGAACTAGAAAAACATTGATTGCAAAGGATTTTGGCGTTTTTGTCACTCAATGTATGATCCCTGCAATTAATCAGAATTTAAAGGATTTTCAAAAAAATCATCCTTATGAATTCAATGTTTTAAATGCGGTTGCACCTGCTGTGATGTTTTTAATTTGTAATAATGAGATTTACAAAAATAAAAACTTTTTAAACCTTGAAACAGATCCGCCCCAATTCGTAATTGATTGGAAAGTTTTAAAAACTGTAAGCACTGGAAAAGAAGATGAAGACAAAGCAGAAAACTTTTTCAGAAATGCACTATTTGAAAACTTTTTTTTGAAGAGTGAAAAAGGCAAGGATTTCTATACAACTTTTCGAGGTGATCGAGGGCTTGTTGACTTTGTTAAGCAGTATTTTTTACCGAAAAAAATTGCTTCAGATAATCGTAAAAATGCGGTAGAATCAGAGACATATAAAGAAGTTAAAAAAATGAATGATTTGAAATCTGGAACATTTGGATCGATTAATATGCTGACTAATGTTGCTAAATCGGAACAGGGAAAAGGAGGAAATGCTGATCTAAGGCTCAAGAATGAAGTTGATGAAATGACAACCACAGCTAAAAAGATTATCGACCTATTTGAAAAAAATGAAAATCCAATAGCCCAAAAAGCTTTACTGGATATTTATTTATATATAGTTGATGCTCTAAATGGTGAGAACTTTGAAGAGTACCTAAAAACCAAAACAAAAGCAAAATGCGATTTTTCACCAGTTGTGAACAAAGAGCCTTTTGATGTTTCAAGCGGTGAATTCTTTAAGTATGTTTCCCAAATATAGTTACCACCAAAACTGTTATTGTAGGCTTTGCAAGTTTTTCAGAGCCTACAAAAATTTAACAAAGGTTGAATTAATGAATATTTTTATTAATATCGCAACAATATTATTATGTATATTTTGTGTAATCATTTGGTCACACTTAGTATATGTTTTAATCTCTCTCTAAGTTAACAAAGGAACACCCAAGGGTACAAAAATTCGTATTACCTTGGGTGTTCTCAGGTGTTAAGCTAAATTTCCCCCAAAAATTTACTCGGAAATTTTCAGGGATACCCCTGAAAATTCCCTCGAGCCTATTCGGCTAATAAGGTGCGCACAAGTGCGCCCATAAATCTCTAAAAAAAATTCTCTAGTCATACCCATGCGTGTGCCAGGGGGGTATACCTATATACTATATATGCGGAAGCCAGAAAATCTCAGAAACCCTTGTTAACCACTGGGGGGCTAGGGAATATTCTAGTAAATGTACTAGGGAATACCCTAGGGGGTAGCCGTAAAAATCACTATGCTATAGATGTTAGACCCCCCTGGCAGTGCCTAATAACATTATACACCCCATAATCTCATTTGTCTATTGACATAATGCCGCATATGAAATTTAACCTCAAAAATCTATTGACAAAATCACCATTCGCCCTTATAATATATTTTATATATTATTCAACGGACACACATACACGCAAACAGCCAATAGGCAAACAAGGGTCATCACGAATAATAACTATAAACTATGAAATTTGAGGCAAACATACCATCTTATCTTAGAACAGGGGCAGGAGTATTCCCTGTCAAAGACAAACCTATGCCAAAACGTATAAAATCTAGTAATTTCTATGAGATGGCTAAACAGGGATTTGAAATGCCAATGGAAAATGAGACTAAGATGCCAGCATTTGCACCTGTAGGTGATTTTGAGAGAGGAGAACCTATGGATAATGAGAATTTTTTAGATAAGATGCAGGAAAATATGGAAAAACAGCCACCAGTATTGAATATCAGGCCAGATATGATGCCAAAGAGTGATATAAATCTGGATGCTGAACCTGTAATGCCAGAATTACCCCTAAGAAAAGTAACACCACCAAAAGAGATGGTGGCGGAAGCCGATGGTGAAGATGTTTTTATCGGCTAAAGAGTTACCATTTAAAGATTTAATGGAGATTATAAATGCAAACAATGGATTCTTCTATAACAAGGACTCAAAAAAGAAACTTGACAGATATGCAGGAAAAGTTCCTAGACGTTCTGTTCACAGAGGCACGAGGAAATCCAAGAGAGGCAGCTAGGATCGCTGGTTATTCGGATCATAGCTACCCAAAGGTTGTTCGTAATCTCAAAAAAGAGATAACAGAGTTGGCGGAAACCCACTTATCAACGCACTCTGCAAAGGCAGCTACTAGGTTAACAGCCTTACTAGACGAAGACGGCACTACACCACAGGCAAGTATTCGTCTAGCAGCTGCTAATTCATTATTAGATAGGGTGGGTATAACAAAGAAAGATCAACTAGATATAAATATGAAAGCATTGCATGGAATATTTATATTGCCACCTAAAGATGATACCAATAAAGATAAAAAAGAGGGCTAAGACAATCCCATTTGGTTTTAAACAATCGGAAGATCCACAGTATTTAGAACCAATCAAAGAAGAATTAGATGCTCTCAAACAGGCGAGGGAATATTCAAAGACTTGCTCATTGAGAGAGACAGCATCTTGGCTACATAGGAAAACAGGAAGATATATATCACATGTCGGACTTAAAAAAAGACTCGCAAGAAATAGCACCACCGAAACCGAAAAAGATAATACGACAGAAAGCCAAGAGATCAGTCAAACAGATTCTAGCACGCACTCGTAAGAAGGTTGCGAAGAGAGAACAATCTCTACGTTCTGCCAAACGTGAGGCAGAAAATGTCAAGAATAAACTGTTAACCATAGATAAGGCGTTAACTGGTAAAGAGACACAACTACTTACAGAGGACATAATCGAGAGTGCTCCTAAGAATGTACAAGAGCATATCAGCCAACAGGATGTGATCTTCAAGCCAAACAGTGGCCCACAGACACAATTCCTGGCAGCCTCCGAGAGAGAGGTATTTTATGGTGGGGCAAGAGGCGGTGGAAAATCATATGCGATGCTAGTCGATCCGCTTCGATATTGCACAAAGGCTAATCATAGAGCACTCCTAGTGAGGAGGACTATGCCTGAGTTAAGAGACTTGATACAGAAGTCTCAACTATTATACGCAAAGGCATATCCTGGAGCAAAATGGAGAGAACAAGAAAAAGAGTGGCGATTCCCTTCTGGGGCAAAGATAGAGTTTGGTTACGCAGAAAACATGACGGATGCGTTAAGATACCAAGGTCAATCATACACATGGATAGGAATAGACGAACTTCCACAATATCCTTCGCCAGATATATATAATTTTCTAAGATCTTCTCTTAGATCAGTAGATAAAGATATACCTGTATACTTGAGGGCAACAGGTAATCCTGGTAATGTTGGTTCACAATGGGTACGAGAGATGTTCGTAGATCCTGCAGAACCAAACAGAGCTTTCAATGTAGGGATCGATACGCCTAATGGTAAGAAATATATTACCAGAAGGTTTATACCAGCAAAGCTACAGGACAATCCTTATCTGATGCAGACGGATGATTATTACATCATGTTGGCATCTTTACCAGAAGCACAACGTAAACAGTTTCTAGATGGAGATTGGGATGCCTATGAGGATTCGGCTTTTCCAGAATTTGATAAGAGAACCCATGTGGTCGA